GTGAAATTAATTTAGATGGTGTTGATGCACCAGATAATATAAAAAAGACCATGACCGAAGAGTTCAACAACATTTATGGTATGTTGAAATTTGGTGATTTGGGTCACGACATTTTCCGTTCATTCTATGTTGATGGTCGTATCTACCACCACCTCGTAGTGAACGAGAGTAATCTAAAAGCAGGTATTCAAGAAATTAGAACGATTGATGCCGCAAAGATTCGTAAAGTAAAAGAAGTCAAGTATAAAAAAGACCAAGCGACAGGCGCAAAGATTGTCGAGAAGGTCAACGAATTCTATATCTATCAAGAGAGAGCTGGTCAAAACCAAGGCGTAAAACTTTCTCCTGATTCAGTGTCTTATGTATCGTCGGGTCTCCTTGACCCTAGTAAGAGACAGGTCGTATCCTATCTCCATAAGGCACTTAAACCAATCAACCAACTTCGTATGATGGAAGACAGTCTTGTCATCTATCGTCTCGCACGTGCGCCTGAGCGCCGTATCTTCTATATCGATGTTGGTAACATGCCTCGTAATAAATCAGAGGCATATATGAAAGACATTATGTCTCGTTATCGTAATAAGATTGTTTACGATTCAAATACGGGACAACTAAAAGATGACCGTAAACATATGTCCATGTTGGAAGACTTCTGGCTTCCTCGTCGTGAGGGTGGTAGAGGAACTGAAATCACTACTCTGCCTGGCGGTGAGAACCTTGGACAGATTGACGATATTATCTATTTTCAGAAGAGATTATATCGTTCACTTAATGTTCCAGTAAATCGATTAGAACAAGAGTCTCAATTCTCTCTTGGTCGTTCAACCGAGATTTCACGGGACGAAGTTAAATTCCAGAAGTTTATTGACCGTCTCCGTAGACGTTTCTCAACTCTTTTCACTGGTATTCTAAAGAAACAACTGATTCTCAAGGGTATCATCACTGAACAAGATTGGGAACAATGGAAAAGTGATATTGGTATCGATTTCCAAAGAGATAATCATTTTACAGAACTCAAGAACGCTGAACTATTACAGAATAGACTTCAGACTCTTGACCAAGTATCACAGTATGTTGGTGAATATTTCTCCCGTGAGTGGGCTATGAAAAATGTAATGATGATGTCAGACGAAGACATCGAAGAAATGAAAAAACAAGTCGAGGCAGAAAACTCTGTCGTTGACGAAGATGAAACCGAAGAGGAAGTATAAAATGAGTGAAACAGATACAACAGAACCTACATCAGTAGAAGAACTGATTAATCAGATTACTGCGGGTGAACTAAACAAAGCGGAGGGTTCATTCCAAAGTATCGTCCAAGATAAGATGGCAGATGCGTTAGAGTCACAACGTATCGCAACTGCACAAGCAATCTTCAATACACCCGAAGGTCTTGATGACGAAGACATCGATATTACAGACGAAGAAATCGTTGATGAAGAAGAACTTGATGCTGTAGAACAAGTCTTTGACGAAGACGAAGAAATTCTTGCTGAACTCGATGACGACCAAGAAGAGTAAAAATAAAAACTTTTTTGCTCTATCTACACTCCTAGTGACCTTTGCATTACTCTGGACATTAAATAATATTTTTGTTGAGGGCAACTACCAGTTACTCTGGTTGACAATACCTATAGTGATTCTTCTCAGTGGAGTAGAGTCCATGTATTATCACAGATTTCTTGCACATAAAAGTTGGGATTGTCCTAAATGGTTAGAGATAATCTTTATTACAATCTCGACAGGTTTTCATTTTTTACCAGCTATGTTCTGGGCTGGTGGCCACAGGAAACATCATAGATTCAATGATGGAGAAGGAGACATTCAAGGGCCAACTGTTAGTGTAATACAGAATATTAAACTAGTTCTTGGAGATGTTATAGTATCTCCTAGATATATGTTGGACATGATTGATAATACCTTATTACGTATTCAACTTTCGTTCTACTGGTTATTATTAATTACCTTTGGGGTGATATGGTCATTGATATTTGGATTTGATTCATACATGTATATTATCCTGATACAGAAGATAACCACCTTCTCGTTTCTGTATATAAGTCATATTGGCGGCGCAAGAAATAATTACTGGGCATCTACTATAATGTTGAATAGTGAATATTTACACAAAAGACATCACGAGCAGTCTAGTAATCCATATTTTGGTGGATTTGACATCTGGTATTATACAATAGTAAAACATTTTCCCAAATGACTGATATTCACACAAAGATAATTAATGATGATGAAATGAATAATCGTATGTTCGAATACCTTCGGGACTTCGACTATGATTTTGTACCTAAAGGAAACGAACTTGGTCAGGCAGGATATTCCAATAATCTATTTGGTCTTCCTCAATTTGACGAACTCGTGAAGATTGTTGAGAAGTTTGCTAGAGAGAAGTCTATGGAGATTCTGGAAAACTCTCACGCATATAAAGATTTTAATCGTGATACGAAAATCTTCACTAAAAGATTATATGTTCGTAGTCAAAAATGTCATCTGATGTGGGGTATGAGAAATGGAAGTGGAGAATCTATTGCAGTTCATGACCATTGGCCATCAACATGGTCTTTCACATATTACTTATATCCACCTAAAGAAGCTGCGGGATTATACTTCCCAGATTACGATAAAGAAGTGAAACTAGAACATGGATTATTGATTTTATTCAAAGGTGACACCCTTCATGGGGTAAAGGAATCAACTTATGACGGATATAGATATTGTATTGCAGGAAATATATCCCCTTCCTTTAATAAATAAAAAAAAAACTCATTCTCAAAATATTGATTTGTATAAATAAAACTATGAAAACATATAAAGAACTTCTATCTGAACTTGCTGGTCGCAAACCAAAGGGCGATGTAGTCTTCGATAAGAAGATAAAAAAAGTCCCTGTTGTTATTACAAAAGAGAAAGGTAGTTTGCCTTTTGTCGTATATATCGATGGTGACCGATTGGATGCTTTCAAGTCACAGAAGGACGCAGAGAAGTCTGCGATGCAAGTTGTAAAGGAATTAACATGAAGTTAATCACAGAATTTACCGAAAACGAAACTCTACAGTGTATTGTAGAGAAGAAAGAAAATGGCGAAAAGAATTACGTCATTGAAGGCGTTTTCGCGCAGACAGATAAAAAGAATCGTAACGGACGTGTTTACCCTAAACCTATTATGGAAAGAGCGGTAAACAAATACGTAACAGACCAAGTTAGTAAGAAGCGTGCTGTGGGTGAGTTAAATCACCCTGAAGGCCCTACTGTTAATTTGGACAAAGTTTCTCACCTCATCACAGACCTCAAATTTGAGGGAAATGATGTGGTCGGAAAGGCACAAATATTGGATACTCCAATGGGTAAGATTGTTAAAGGTCTCCTTGAAGGTGGTGTACAACTAGGCGTGTCAACTCGTGGTATGGGTAGCCTTGAGCAGAAGAATGGCGCAATGTACGTCAAAGACGACTTTATTCTTAGCACGGTTGACATCGTGCAAGACCCATCAGCACCAGATGCTTTCGTTAATGGAATTATGGAAGGTGTAGATTGGGTTTGGAATAACGGTGTTCTGAAGCCTCAGGTAATTGAAAAAATGGAGACTGAAATTAAAAACGCTCCGAAACCTGTCTTGTATGAGACAAGTGTTCGAGAGTTTAAGAATTTCCTCTCGTTACTAAAATCTAGTATGTAAGGAGTCAATTATGACTGAAGAAGTAAATCAGGAAGTTGAACTCCACGATGAAGTAACAGACGAAATCGTGGAAGAAACTCTCGAAGAAGGAAGCGCTCCTGCTCCTAAAGGGAAACCTGACGCAAATGCAACTGACGAAGACGATTCAATTGCATCTGTAGATAAAGCAGCAGACGCAACCAAAGCAAAACAAGCCCCTGCTCCAAAAACTAAAGCGGGCATGATTAATGCAATGAGTATGAAGTTACACACAATGAATAAAGAACAACTTCGCGGCTCATACGACAAAATGATGGGTCAACAAGACGAGTCAGTAGATATGGAAGATGGTGAAGTCATCGCTGAAACCAGCATTGACACTACTGCTGAACTGAATGCATTAGTCGAGTCTGAAGCTACACTCAGCGATGAGTTCAAAGCTAAAACCGCAGTAATCTTTGAAGCAGCTGTAAAATCGAAACTGTCAGAAGAAGTTGACCGTCTCGAA